AAGCACGTATTTTTCAGTGTTCTAACTGGATTTTACAACATATTATTTTCAAAGATCAATCACTTTATAAGCCTAATGAGCCATATGGAGTGATGATGTCATTATTAAAGCAATATTCGGTATCGGGCAAGAAACAATTAGATGATGTGCCGGATGTTTTCTCAAACTTTGCGTTAAGAATTACAAAAGGAAACAGGATAAAGAAGACAGTAATAATATCAAGTCCGATATAAGAGGAGGGTTTGTATGACAACCAAGGATTATTTGAACCAAATAAGCAGACTCAATAGAATGATAAATAATAAGCTGTCAGAGATATCACAGCTTAGAGAACTTTCCCACAGCATATCGGCGGTAAAAAATGAAGAAAGAGTAATGTCGTCATCTGACCCAGATAAAATAGGCTCTACATACGCCAAAATTGACGAAATGGAGCATAATCTTGATAACATGATAGATGAATACATTGAAAAAAAAGACTTGATTATAGGGCAAATAGACGGCATAGAGAATGAAGATTGCTATAATATTTTGTTTTCAAGATATATCGAAAAGAAAACTTTTGAAGTCATCGCTACAGAAATGAAATACTCATGGAGGCAAATTATCAGACTTCACGGAAAGGCTCTTAAAGCATTTGAAGAAAAATATGGTAACACGTATTTAAAGATGTCATAGAATGTCATATTGCTCCAATGATATACTGTATTTGTAAGAAGTTACAAAGATGTTTTTCATAAACACATTCTTCATCAAAAGCACCGTTGCTTAATTGTGGCGGTGCTTTTTGTTATGCAACGAGGTAAAAATATGAATTTTTATATGAATAAAGATAAATCAATCATGTGCCCGAACTGTCATAAGTTTTTAACTAAAGCAGACAGCAAAGACCCACGAACGCATAAACTGTCCTGTAAGCACTGTCGCAAGTGGATTTGGTATGTACCTAACAATGATGACGATTTTCAGATTAAGGAAATACCGGACAGAAGAAGTTCGAACGGCATGAGATTTTATTAGAGGTGTAGGCAATGCAGGCAGGAAGAATTGTCATATATACAGGCGCAAAAGAAATAACGTCTGACAATATAATACCAATTTTGCGTGAAGCAATTTTGGAACATGATATCAATTCTAATAGAATACAGTTTCTTCTTGATTATGACGCAGGAATACAGCCAATAGTTAGGAAGAATCCAAAGACTTACAGACCAGACATTGACTGTAAGTGTTGTGATAATGTGGCTAATGAAGTCACGGAGTTTAATTTAGGTTTTAAGTGGGGAAATCCTATAACGTTAGTTCAAAATGGCGACAATGAGGATTCTAACCTTACAAAAGCCATAGCGGAATTAAACAGTTGCTACGAATCACAGAACGCAAGACAGAAGCAGCAGAAACTTGCAAGATATGTTGAAATCGGTGGTGTTGGATATGTCCTCATTGATGTAAATACAGAATACGAGGATGGGGAAAGCTATTTCACATATAATGTATTAGACCCAAGAACAACATTTGTTGTAAGGTCAACCGCCTACAGCGACAAGAGAGTTGTTCTTGCTGGGACATATATAAAAGATAAACACAGCGGTACCAGGTATTACACTTGTTTTACCAAAGATACGAGATATGAAATTACCGACGGAATAAAAATCACTAACGGAAAAAATAAAGGGAAAACAAAATGGGGGTTTTTGGAGAGAAGCGGAGAAGAAAACCCACTGCATAAAATTCCTATCATTGAATACACAAGGTCATTTGATAGAATGGGCTGTTTTGAACGGCAAATATCTGAAATGGATAACTTAAACCTACTCATTTCAGATTTTACAAATGATGTCGAACAGAATACACAGGCAGTATGGCATACAAATGATGTTGATTTCCCAGTTGAACAAGAAACAACAGTTGATAAAGATGGAACGCAACGCATTACTGAAAAAGTAAGGAAACCAAAATCTGGAGAATGGATGCAGACCTACACATCAGCAGATGGCAAAACTCCAATAGTTGAGCCACTTGCAATTAATTACGATTACACAGGTATGCTTAATAATATCCAATCAAGGCGGCAGATAATCTTGCAGAAATGCAATGTACCACAACGAAATGATAACAGTGGTGGTAGTACAGGAGTTGCAATGTCAGACGCAACAGGTTGGTCACAGGCTGAGACAGCGGCAGCAAAACAGCAATTAATTACTGATGGCTGCAAAATGGAAGAAATAAAAGTTGTTCTTGCGGCTATTAAGTTTTCAAACAATGTTAGCAGAAGTAACCCATTACTTAAATTAAGGGCAAGAGATGTAAAGCCTAACATTAAGCGACAAAAAACTTATGAAATGTCAACCAAGGTTAATGCCATGGCAACATTGATAAGCCACGGATTTAGCCTTAAAGATACAGTTGATGCAATTCCATTCTTTGATGACCCTAACGATGTTGTAGCGAGAAGCGGAGAGATGGTTAAGGCATATCAAGACAGTATAATCAACAAAGGCACGCAGAACCAAGCGGAGGGTGGAGATGGAGAACAGCCACCTAATAAAGACCGCACAATGCAAGACTTATCAGACCAGACAGAAAATAGTCCGGTTATAGATAAGAGCAGAACAGATAAATAATTGATATTGAGCCACAAGGTAGAAAATGCCTTGTGGCTTTTTATATGCCCTAGAGAAAGGGCAATACAAATATCGCAAGAAAGTTGAGAGAACAACAAAAAACGCAGAAAGCAGAGGTAAAAAAAATATGGCAGATGTAATTAACGCAACAACAGAACCAACAACTGACAATGAACCACAGAACGAAGAGCATACACCTAGCGTAGAAGAACTTATGGCACAGCTCGCTAGTGAAAGAGCTGAAAAAGAGAAGTATAAGAACGCTTCCGATAAAGCCAGTTCAGAAGCAGCTAAGTATAAGAAAGAACTTCGCTCGAAGCAGACAGCAGAAGAACAGGAAGCGGAAGCAAAAGCGGAAGCTGAAAAATTGCAGGCTGAAAAGTTCGAGAACATGAGCAAAGAACTTAATCATATGAAAGCTGTCAATGCTTATCAGAAAGTTATAGGTGATGGAAAGGATATTGATTCTTTGATTGAGGCGGTTACAGATGCAGACCATAGCCTTATAGCAACTGTAATTGCTAATGAAGTGCAAAGACAGGTTAAAGAAGCAAAGGCAGAGTGGCTTAAATCAAGACCGGCTATTAATGCAGGCGGTGGAGAAGAAAGCACGATAACACAGGAACAGTTTAACAAGATGAATTACCACGAAAGAGTGGAGTTCAAAAATAAGAATCCAGAACTTTATAAAAAGTTCACAGAGTAGAAAACGGAGGTAAAGAAACTATGCCACAGACTAAGTTAGAAAATTTAGTAGACCCACAAGTAATGGCTGATATGGTATCAGCTAAGTTACCAAAGAAAATTAAGTTTTCGCCTATTGCAAGAGTTGATACAACACTTGTAGGCAGACCGGGAAGCACAATCGTTGTGCCAAAGTATGCTTATATTGGTGACGCAGAAGATGTAGCAGAAGGTGTTGCTATGGGTACAACAGTACTTACAACATCTACAACAGAAGCAAAGGTTAAGAAAGCAGGTAAGGCTGTAGAGCTTACAGATGAATCAGTATTATCTGGTTATGGCGACCCACTTGGTACAGCTATCAATCAGATTGCTATGTCAATCGCTGCAAAAGTTGATAATGACAGCTATGACGCACTTTGCACAGCACCTATTGATTACGATGGAACAGCAGCACCTATCAGCTATTCAGCAGTTGTAGCGGCTAATAGCAAATTTGATGATGAATCTGATTCATCACTTACAAAGATATTATTCATTAACCCAGCACAGGAAGCAACATTACTTAATGACGATGATTTCAAGAGCAATGACAAGTACCCACTTAATGTAATTATGAATGGAACTATCGGTTCTATTGCAGGAGCGCAGGTTGTTAAGTCTAAAAAAGTTAAGCTGGTTAAGTATGAGCTTGATGATTCAACAGGAACAATCAATGTTGTAGCTGATACAACAAGTGAGGATGCAACGAATGTTCACCTTGACACAGCACTTGCACATACGCTTAAGCCAAAGGGCAAAGAAATTAAGGTAGGTAGCAAGTTAAAGTCTGTTACAACAGAGTTCTACGCTTGCCCTATTGTTATCGTGTCAGCAGATGACCCTAACGAGGACGCAGGTGCAGATGGCGCATCAGAGGAAGAGAATGCACTTACAATCTATATGAAGAGAAGCGTTGAGATTGAATCAGACAGAGATATTCTTGCAAAGACAACTGTTATCTCTGGTGATGAACACTATACAGCAGTCTTAAGCAATGATTCAAAGGTTGTTCTTGCTAAGTTTGGAAAGTAAGAGGTGTTTATATGTTATTAAGACGACATAAAATCAACGCCGCAAAGCAGAGCGAAGAAGTAACAGCAGATAATGTAAGACAAGAAGCTGTTTATGGAGATGAGCTTAAGTATGAGGAAGAGCAGGACAAGTTCCCTGCTCAACCTACAAGCGACTACACAAAGACAGATATTAAGCGTATGTCAACAGCGGACTTGCAGACACTTGCCTTAGAACAAGGTATTGAGAACGCAATGGAGCTTACAGGAGCAGAACTTAAAGAACTGTTAATTGAGAAATTAGGGTTATAGGAGCTGAAATTATGGAATACACCACATTAGAGCAAGTTAAAATCAGACTTAAACAATTTCATATTGATACAGTCACAAATGATGATGAAACAACATCTGATGTGGTAGTGTTCGATAACAAAGAAGATAATCCAATAATCGAACAGCTTATTAAACAGGCTACAGAAGATGTAAAGGCAAGAAGAAATTACCCCGACAGCTATACAGATGAAATGATAACCGAGGACTTGAAGAAATTTGAAAGTGTTATTGTTAATCTGGCTGTCTACGACCATTCGCAAGCTGGTGAAGCATTTATGGCAAGCTACAATGAGAATGGTGTCAACAGAACTTGGAGAGATAGAGACAGCTTATTTGTTGGGGTATTTCCATTTGCCAAAGTCTTATAAAGAAGATTGTGCGTTACCATATTGCTGATGTCGGCAATATGGTAGCAGGCGGCACACATTAAGGGTGGTGGGCGGTGTGCCTATTAATTTTGCAGGAGATATAAAATGAAAGAATTTTTATTACAAACTTATACCGTAGTATTACCGATATTACTTGGATATATAGTTTGGCTTCTGAAGCAACAGAAAAAAGACAAAGACGCCAATAGCAAAGGCACAATGTTGCTTTTGCGAGTACAACTTATCGAATATCACGATAAGTATATGAAAATAGGTGAAATACCATCTTATGCCTATGACAATTTTGTTGAGATGTATAACGCATATCACGCATTAGGAGGCAATGGGATGGTAACTAAGATGTATAACGAAATACAGGAAATTCACTTAAAGAATGGAGGTAAAGATTAAAATGGATATAACATCGGTAACAACAGTTGTAGCAATCGTTGTAATAACATATCTGATAGGCTTAGGAGCTAAGGCGATTCCACACATTAAGGATAATTACATTCCTATAATCGTAGGCGTTGCAGGCGGTATCTTAGGCATTATAGGTATGTATGTAATACCTGACTTTCCGGCAAATGATATTCTTAATGCAATCGCAGTAGGAATTGTGTCCGGACTATCAAGCACAGGTGTTAATCAGATTTATAAGCAGGTAAAGAACAATGCTTGACATCAATAAGCAGGCTATGAAGTATTCACTTCAAGGACAGACAGTAATTATCTACGAAAGAGACGATGACGGCAATATCCTTTATGAAGGATATACCGACACAGAGGGTAACTTCATTCCTTATCTTGATGATGAGGGGAATAAGATACCTAAAGTTCTTGAAGAGAAAACGGGCTTTTCAGAGCCGGTCGATTTCAAAGCAAACATATCATTCAGCGGTGGAGAAGCACAGAGTAAAGAATACGGCTTTGATACCGCTGATTTTGACGCTATTTTGCTGACAGATAGGAATATGTTGCCTATTCAAAAAGGCGACCTTATATGGCTTAATAGCAAGCCTACATATACATCTGACAAACTTGTTGATGAAACATCAGCAGATTTCACGATTGTAGGCATTAAGCCAGCATTGTATTCAACTAAGTATATGCTTAAAGCAGTTGTAAAGTAGGTGCATTATGGCAAGACATACAATTAATATATCATTGTCTGAAAAGTCCGTAAATGAAGCTATCAGACAGCTACAACAGTATAAGAACTGGCTTATCAAAAAAACTTCACAGCTTGTCAAAGAGCTTGCAGAAGTTGGAATACCTGTTATAGATGAAAATATGGCAAAAGCTAGTTATACATATGATGAGAAAGGTGTTCGTAGCGGTTCAGATACAAGCCATCACAGCTATGTTGAAATGAAATCCGCAGGAGAATATGTTGAAGCAAAATTAATTGTAGAGGGCAAAGAACTTATGTTTATAGAGTTCGGAGCTGGCGTATTCTACAATGGAGCGGCTGGAAGTAGTCCACACGACAAAGGTGTTGTTAATGGTATGGTTATAGGCTCATACGGCGAACATCACGGCGTACAAAAAGTGTGGGGTTACTATGATGATGACGGAAACTTAGTTCTTACACACGGCGTAGAAGCACAAATGCCTGTTTATAAGGCTGATATGGAAATCATACAGAAATATGTTGAAGTAGCAAGAAGAGTATTTAGTTAATTTTAACCCACTCTGCTCTATAACCTATTATATCGAGAATTTCCATAACTTCATTATAAGTAAAACTTTCTTTGCGAAAGCGATTACTAAAATTTTGAAAAGAAAGTTGTGTTCCGTGCCTACGATTTAATTCAGCATTTACTTGTGACATAGTAAAACCTTGAGATACAATAAGACCTTTTAATTCGTCTTTTAACATAAAATCAACTCCTTTATATTATTTTTAATATATTATCATAATAAAATTAAATTGTAAAGTTTAATAAAACACTTGATAATTATAATATATGGGTTTATAATTAAATTATAAAATTTAATTAGAGGTGATATTATGGGAAAAGCGATTGATTTAACAGGGAAAAGGTATGGCAGATTAATAGCTGTTGAAAAAATGAAAAATCCAAATGATAAGCACCACGCATACTGGAAATGCAAATGTGATTGTGGGAATTTTATTATTACAAGAAAAGACTCTCTCGAAAATGGACACACAAAATCTTGCGGTTGTATAAGCGCGGAGAAAGGCTATCATAATCACGGATACTCACACGAAAAGTTGTACAGCATTTATTATGGTATGAAATACAGATGTTATAACCCAAACTGTGATTCATATTCATTATATGGTGGCAGAGGAATAAAAGTATGTGATGAATGGTTAAAAAATGTAGAAAATTTTATTAATTGGGCTTACAAAAATGGGTACGATAATAAAAAGACTAAAGCTGAACAATCCCTTGACAGAATAGATGTTAATGGCAATTATGAGCCATCTAATTGCAGATGGGCTGATAAAGATGTTCAAAATTATAACAAAAGATGTACAAGAAAGATAGTTATAAACGGAGAAGAAAAAACATTACTTGATTTACATAAAGAATATGAAATATCAATGACTACATTGAGAAGTAGATATCAAAGATATTTAAAAGGTTTATGTACTGTTGACGAATTAATTCAGAATACAAAAATAATAAATAAGCCCCAACAGATAATTATTAGGGTTGGTGAAGAAGAACACAATTTGACAGAATGGGAAAAAATAACAGGCACATCAAGAAAAACCATAATTCATAGATATAGAAAAGGGGCAAGAACATATGAAGAGTTATTTAAGAAAGGTCGCTGAAAAGCGACTTTTTCATTTTGCAAGGAGCGATAATCTTTGCATAGCAAGAGAGGTGTTTAATTAATGGCAAATGCAAACGATTGGGCGACAGACCTTGAAAATACAGTCACAGCACTTGTCAAGGCTAAAACCCTAACACAGCTTAAAAAGACATATCCAAAGATAGTTATAACCAATGAGGGGGAAAGCAGCGGTCAAGCAGTTTTCCCAACAGTATACATTCATTTACTGCCAGCAGTTGAACAAGGACAAACACTTGACGGACAGACAATTAACGCATTGTTAGCAACATTTCAAGTGGATGTTACCACTAACACAAGCAAATCCGATTGTCGCAAGGTTATGGCAGTAATTACAGACACATTTAAGACAATGAGATTTCAAGGCACATCAATGCCAGAGTTCTCAATCAGCAATAAAGTACATAAGAGTACCGCACGATTTAGGCGGTTAATCGGAGCAAATGACAGATTATTGTAACAAAGAGCAGAAATGCTCTTATTTTTTTGCAAATTTTTAGGAGGTAAGAAGATATGGCAGATACAGTAGCAGGATTAAGCGCACTGGGAATCACGTTTAGTTATGGTGTTGAAACTACAGCAGGTACTAAACCAACAGCGTTTAAACTTCTTCATAGAATCAATTCTATTGATGAGATTACAGTAACCCCAGAGGCTATAGATGCATCAGCACTTGAAGATTTACAGACAAGAAACATTGCAGGTAGAGATACAGTTACAGATACAGTTGCGGTAACAGTTAATAAGACGGAAGCTACAATCAAAGAGTGGAAAGACCTTATTACAGAATATAAGGCTTTAACTGATGGAAAGAGAATGTGGTTTCAAGAGATTACTCCGGGTATATCAGATGCGGAGTTCTTTGTTGCACAGCCGCCTTCAAAGTTACCAATTACGGGCAAGGAGCAAAATTCACTTCTTACAATGGCTATCAACCTTATTATTGAGGATATGGTAGGAACAGATACAGCAGTAACCCCAACATCGGGGGAATAATGAGCTATTCGACTAAATCAAAAAAGGCTGTGTCGGATAGCGTAGAAAACGCCAAAACAGCCGACTACACATCATATCTTGATGATGTAACAGAATAATTTTTTTAAAAGGTAGGTGCGGTGTAAAATCCGCACCTTTCCCTATATGGACGATAGGGTGGGAAAGGGTAAAAATTATGATGAATATTAATGTAAACGGAAAAGAATACAAAGTTGAGTTCTCTTTTGGCGCGGCAGAGTGTAAAGAGATAGTGCAGAAAATGTTTTCTGTTGTTAATGGTTCTTACTTACTTGCACAGACAGATAAGAGTGTTGCACAGGCTTCTTTTGATGGATTAGCAAATATGACAGCAGATGTGCCAGAGATTTGCATTTTAGCCATTTATGCAGGTTGTATTGACAATAACCCGGTAACAATGGACGAAGCAAAGGAACTCACTAGGGCATATATTACAGAGAAAAGAAAGACAGATAAGAGTTACGGATATAGAACATTGTTTGAAGAAATTAAGAAAGCGATGGAAGATGATGGTTTTTTCGAGTTGAGCGGAATAACAGCGATGTTAGAGGAAATGGCGAACAATGTGGAAGAAGCAACACAGAAGCAGAAGAAGCCGACAGTAGTACCACAAGACCACAAGAAAAAGCAGACTTCCACAAAATAATATGGGAAGAATACTTTGTTTTAGCCAGTTCACTAGGCGTTAGTTATTCAGACTTTCTTAAAATGACACCTAAAAAGCTATGGGCTGTTGTAGAGGGTAAGAAACTTGAAAGGCAACGAATGGATTCAGATATATGGCTTGCGATAGGTAGTTACATACTCCCAGCAATCAAGATAGGTGTTAGAAGTGGTGCTTGGGGTAAAGGCGAGCTTGAATACCCAGACAAGCCTATTTATAGAGATATTAACAAAAAAGAGAACAGCAAAGATGAAATACAAAGAAAGAGAGAAGAGTTTGTTTTGAATATGAAAATACGAAAAGCAAACTGGGATTTAACACACCCTAAATAAGCCGGAGGTATAAGCGTGGAATTAGATTCATTAGAAGTCAAAATTACCGGTACTGCCACTAAAGCTATCAATTCTGTTGATAAACTGATAAATCAGCTTACAAGGCTGTCAACATCACTTGCGACTGTAAATGGTTCATCATTAAGCAGTCTTGCGAGCGGTGTTAGTCAGTTAGGTTCTGCTATGCAGAATATGAACGCAGGGACAGCAGATTTTACCCGACTTGCTAAGAACATCACAAAGATAGGTTCTGTTGATTCGGTTGCACTAACTAACACAGCTACATCACTTCAAGCTGTCACAAAGGCAGTTGCAAGCATATCAGCTATTCCGCAAAATGCAACACAGGTCACAGAATTTGCAAAGTCACTTGGTAAGCTAGGCAGTAAGAGTATAGAAAATGCCGTTGTAAACATTCCAAAGCTAGGCAATGCTTTAAACGGCTTAATGACAACGCTATCAAGAGCACCAACAGTAAGTCAGAATGTTATTCAAATGACTAACGCATTGGCTAATCTTGCTAGTCAAGGTAGCAAGGTGGGTACTTCTTCAAACTCACTTCAAAAGTCACTGTATGGCGTTTCTACGAGCGTCAGGACAGCGACTAAGAGCAGTTGGAACTTGGCAAGTGCAATAGGTAAGTTTTATGCCACTTATTTTATGGTAATTCGTGGCAGTAAGAAACTTATAGAAGCCATCAAGTCAACAACAGATTACATTGAAGCGTTCAACTATCAAGCGGTTGCGTTTGGTAAGATTGGTTCAGAGTGGGATAAAGATTACGAAAAGTACGGATATGATAACGCAACAGCATATGCAGAGAGCTTCCAAAGCAGAGTAAACGATACTCTCGGAAAGCTGTCTGGTTTAAAAGTTAATGTTCAAGGTGGCTTGCTTGAAGAAAGCGGAGTAAAGAACTTAGGACTTAACATACAAGAGATAACACAGTATGCTTCACAGTTAGCTTCTGTTACTAATTCGTTAGGACAGACAGGCGAAGCAACAACGGCTATAACAAAGTCAATGACAATGCTTGCGGGCGATATAAGCTCACTTTTCAATGTGGACTATTCAACAGTAGCACAGAACTTACAAAGCGGTTTAATCGGACAATCGAGGGCATTGTACAAGTATGGTATTGATATTACCAATGCTACATTAGCGACATATGCTTATAACTTAGGCATTTCTAAGTCTGTATCAGAAATGACACAGATGGAAAAACAGCAGTTAAGAGTGTTAGCAATATTAGACCAAAGTAAAGTATCTTGGGGCGATTTAGCTAATACGATTAATAGCCCATCAAATATGTTACGCCAGTTCAGCAACAATATGAAAGAGGTAGGAATGGTAGCAGGACAGCTATTTATCCCAATTCTTTCAAAGGTTATGCCAATAGTAAACGGAGTAGCTATTGCAATCAAAAGATTATTAGTCAGCCTTGCTTCTTTAATGGGCGTTAAGATTGACTTTGAGAGCTTCGGACAAAGTGGCTATAAAGACACATCAGACGGCTTAGAAGATATTTCAGACGGCTACAAAGATGTAGCTGATTCAGCTAAGAAAGCTACATTATCCCTTATGGGATTTGATGAAATAAATAAATTACAGGACGATACAAGCTCAAGTAAGGGCTCAAGCGGTGGTGGCGGTAGCACTATTGATTTGACAGATGATATTGCTAAGGCGGCGGCAGAATATGAAGCGGCGTGGAATAAAGCATTTGCCAATATGGAAAATTCGGCAGTTGCTTGGGCTGATAGAATAGAAAAAGCCATAAAAAAGGGTGACTGGTACGGAATAGGTACTTACGCAGGCAAACAAATAAACAAAGGGATAAATGCTTTTCCTTGGAAAAAAACAGGAGAAGCAATTACAGAAGCTATTTGCAATGTTTTGGATTTTGCAGATGGATTTGTTAGTTCTGTTGATTGGGAACAATTAGGAAGAAATATAATAAAGTTTATTGAAGGTATAGATTTAGGAAAAATAACTGTAAAAATTTTGGACCTAGCAATTGACTTAGGAGTATCAGCAATAAAATTAATATGGGGTGCTTACCAGGAGATATACGACAAATGGGGAATTGCAGGAATTTTGGCTTCTTTGGTTATTCCGGGCGGAATTCTTACACTTAAATTTATTACGGAATTTTCAGCAAGCATAGATGATAGTAAATATGTAAAAAAAGCAAAAGATGGCATAGAAAATATAAAAATAGCTGCACAAGAAAAATGGAATGAAATTACAGATTGGTGGAATAATACAGCAATCGTAAATTGGTGGAATAATGATGTTACGCCTTGGTTTACTAAAGATAAATGGAACAACTTGGGTGATAATTTCAAGTCAAGTCTACAAGATAAATGGTCTGATTTTTCTTCTTGGTGGAGCACAACCGGAATTTACAATTGGTGGAATAATCACGTAGCACCTTACTTTACGGCAGATAGATGGCGTGATATGGCAGATGGAATAAGAGTAGGCATACAAGATAAGTGGAATAATGTAGTTAATTGGTGGGATAGCAAACCATCCCTTAGTGAAATTTCAGTAGCCGTTGAGAACTTTTTTTATAAAGTAAGAGATATGTGGTATAATTTCAAAGATTGGTGGGACAACTTAGGACTTAGCTTTCCACATATAAAAACGCCACATTTCGATATTGATGGCGAATTTAGTCTTGTGCCACCTCAAGTGCCCAAGATAAGTGTTGATTGGTATGCAAATGGCGGCTTTCCAAACAAAGGACAGTTATTCGTTGCTAATGAAGTAGCACCCGAAATGGTTGGTACTATGGACGGAAGAACAGCAGTAGCCAATCAACAAGAAATTACAACAGGTATTGCTAATGCAGTTTATCCAGCAGTATACAATGCGGTTGTAGCGGCTATGTCAGAAGCCAACAACAACGTTAATATAACACTACAAGGTGACGCTGATAAATTGTTTACAATGGTACAGGATAAAGCTAATAACTACACTAATATGACAGGGCAAGCAGCATTCCCTTATTAATTGACAAATAAATAATAAAAGAATATATTTAAAGTACTAAAGATAAGGGGGAATGTATATGTTAAAAAAAGGCTTATATAAAATGCTGGAAGTATTAGGAATAAAGAAAAAACAGCAACCACAAATTCAACGCCCACTAAATCCTAACTTTAAAGGAGTGTACAGAGCGACAGAAAACGGCTTAGTTGAAGTATATTGTCCAAGATGTAGCAGTTGGGACTGCTCTCACACACAGATTACAACAACTGTACCACAGAAAACTAAGACAAGATATACCGTTAATTTGAATCCGTTTAGACCGTTTACGCTGGTTAATAAGAAAGAGAAGATTAAGCAACAGGGCGGAACTTATTCACAACATAGGTTTGTGTGTAACAGATGTGGGCTGATTTTTTGGTAATACATGATTTTAATGGAACGTATCTTTTTGGTGCGTTCCATTTTTTATTAAAAAGTGCTTGACAATTATTGCAATGGCAGTTATTATAATAACATAAATATTGCAAGGGCAATAATTGAAAGGAGTGATTATTATTAGTCCAGCAGGAAGACCACATAAGGAAAACCCTAGAAATGTTAATCTTAATATCAGAATAACAAAAGATGAAGCTAATCGTATTCAGAAATGTGCTGATGAATTGAAATTAACAAGAACCGACACCATTATGAAAGGTATAGGGTTAGTAGAAAAAGAACTTAAAGACAACAAAAAAGAGTAGCAACAAGTCGGTCAAAACTTTTAGTTGCTACTCAAACCACCAATCCGAAAGGAATTGATAAATCTATCATATCAGTTTCTTTCGGAAAATTCAAGAATATTTTCGGAGGAAAAACAAATGAGTAATGTAGAAATCGTAACAAATATTGACATAGCGTCAGAAATTGCACACGCAACAGTAACAGAAGTTTTAGCAAATATGGAAAACGAAAGAATAGGATATGTTCTCATAGGAGTTTTACAGCAGTTAGAAACTATTCAGGACAATGTCAATGGAACTTGGGTTCTTTACTCACCATACAGCAGTATGGGATATGAGGAAATTAAACAAGAAATTCTTGACAGCGGTAAAGTAATCTATCATAGACGAATTACCCAACTTGGAAGAGAATTTATACTGCAATTATTCAATAATGTTGCATAAGTTCTCTTGTGAGATATAATAGCTCAAACAGAAAGAAAATTCAATAGCTGTAAGAAATTTACAGCTATAAAAAATCAGAACAAATTGGGTAGACCTGTTCTGATTAGCACGTATGAGTGAATGCAAATTAACTCATACCAATAATAACAAATAAATAGCAAAATGACAAGGACATTTCGCTTAATTGTGAGGTGTCCTTTTTGTGTGCTTGGAAAGTGAGGTTTTACTATGAATTTTATACAATACATAAAGCAAGCGTGGAAAGCTGGCACTAGCGGCGGCACTCCATTAAGTCCAGATAGACTTAACCATATGGAAGATGGAATTAAGAGTAATAATGATATGATAAGTGAACTAAACAGCAATATAGCTAATAGTGACATTGAGGGAATATTTAATTACCTAGGTCTTGAATTAATCATATACCACAAATTGGGCATATGTTACCTGCATTCCAGCGGCAGATTAACTCAAGCATTTCCAAAAGAATGGACCACAATTGGTGAAATAAGCAATATAAATTACAAAGGTTATGGACACTTAGCCGCTAATACTAGTGGAAAAATAATAAAATTTGCATATATAAATGGAACTCTAAGTGCATATGCACCAAGTTCAACAAATGCGATTGAATATGTACAAGACAGTTGCGTACTTATCTGAATTAACTATTTACCAATTTTTAATTATTAAACTTTAGGGTAATCAGAAAAAAATAAATTATAAAGCTGTACACAATAAAATTTCCACATAGCCATTAAAGTATGTGTTACTACCTGCCCACCCACCAACTTGGCATATATGTCCATCTGATATACCAACCATTGTGTAAGTAATACCAGCATTTCTTCCTAAGTGTTGCCCACATATACCTATTGCTTTATAGCCGGTAGGTAGCGTGAATTCCTTTTCTATTAGGAACGGCTTGTTAGCTTCAATTACTGCATTATCGTAACTAACCTTGATTACTTTAAATAAATTATAAGAATTGCTGTTTAGCTTGCTTATCATATCGTTATTATTCTTAATTCCGTCTTCGATATGGTTAAGTCTGTCTGGACTGAATTGAGTAAATATATAGAAAAGAGGTGATTGAATGATAAGTGCTGTAATTATCGAGGGGGTGACATTCCCAGTAGCATATAACGGCTACACGTACAGCAGAAATAAGATATGGTCTAAGAATACAGGAAGAAATGACTATGGAGAAATGGTAGGCACAATCGTAGCTATTAAAGACAAAGTAGAGCTTCAATTACCGCCATTAACAGGTGAACAGGCTTTATTACTTGACAATGTGATTAGTGATGAAAATAACCCATTCCCAACAGCACAAGTCCTATTCTTAGGCGGTACACAAAAGGAAATGACAATCTATACAGGAGATGTGACATATCCATACCTCACAAGAGCAAAGAATGAGGACGGATTAATAGTCGGAGCAAAATTAAGTTTGATTCAGAAGTAAGGAGATTGACTATGAAAATAACAGGAAATGAAGTTTTAGCACATTATGAAGCACTTGGAAGCGTAGCACAGCTTAAAATGGGTGGCAGATTAGCAATTATCATTATGTCTAACATTAAGGCATTAGAGCCACATTTTAAGGCGGTTGTAGAAACGATACAAAAGATACACAAAGAAAATAAGGGTGACAACAATAAGATAAAATCAGAACTTGAAGAACTAGGAGAACAGGAGATAGAAGTATCTGAATATACAAAAGTTGATATAAGTGCATTTGATAGTTGTGAAGCCATTGAGCCAGCTAACATTATCGCACTTGGCTTTATGATTAACGATTAATCATTCAGAAAGGAGCAATCCAATAAATGAAAAATATTAATTGGGGTGCGGATTTCAACTTACTGTATGCAAGATATTACAGCAAGTATACAGTTGACGGAAAAGAATACAATCAGACACTTAATGAGTTTAAATACAGTAATATAATCAATCCAAACAATAGCATTTCCATAGGTAACACTTGCAGTAGCAGTGTTACCTTTTCTGTTTATAATCCAGAAATCACACTTGAAAATAAGGACATAACTATTTTTGAGGGCGTTAAGGGCAATAGCGGAATTGAGTATGTACAGATAGGTATATTTACTGTAACTAAAGAAGAAAGCAATGGCGAATACACTAAGTACACAGCTTATGACAAGATGTACAAAGCTGAAAAAGGTTATTTTTCTGAATTAACCTATCCTAGCACAGACAAGGCTATTTTAGAGGAAATCTGTACAAAGCTAGGCATACAGTTAGCAACTAGCATAACAAACACGCATACAATTACAGACAAGCCGCAAGGCTATACAATGCGTGAAATGATTGGCTATATGGCTATGCTACAAGGCTGCAATGCGGCTATCAATTCTGACGGAAACCTTGAAATTAAATGGTATAAGGATAGCAGCTACGCGCTTGACGGACATCAATACTATCAGCAAGGGATTACTTTTACTACTAGCAAGGATTTTACGATAAGAAAACTGACTTGTAATAATACAAAGTCTGGTGATAGCAAAACAAGTGAGATAACCGCCGGTGACGGAACGACAGGACTTAGTTTTGCTAATCCATTTATGACACAAGAAAACTTAAATGAGGTCTATAAAAAAATAGGTGGCTTTCAGTTCAGACCGCTTACAGTTAAGTTTTTAGGCGATTGGCGATTAGAGGTAGGCGACATTATTACTGTTAATAAGGGCGACGTTGATTACAAAGTACCTATAATGCAGATTGAGCACGAATGTGACGGCGGCTTAATGGATACTGTTTCATCTATAGGTCAATCTGACACAGAAAACAGCAACATTGCTAGCGGTCCGATAACAAAGCAGATGGAACGATACTACGCTGATTTAGTCTTAATCAACAAGGCAGTTATTGAAAATGCTGATATAACTAATGCTAATGTTGAGAATTTAAAGGCACATCAAGCGTATATAGACCAATTAAAGACTAACAAGATTGAAACTGTCACAGCAGATATTGTTAATTTGACAGCAAGTAAAGCTACGATTAATGAAGCTAATATTGCTAAGTTACAAGCAGATTATGCACAGATAGGCGTGCTGAATACAGATGTGGCAAACATTAAAGTCTTAATGTTTGGTTCAGCGACAGGCAAGAGCTTAACAACGGAATTCGCTAATGCGGTCGTAAGTGTTATCGGCAATGCACAGATTAAAGACGCTATGATTGACAGCATAGCTGCAAGCAAGATTACAGCACTTGACCTTAACACTACTAAATTTAAGGTTCATAGTGAAAATGGAATGTCTTATTGGCAAGACAATACAATTATCATCAAAGATACTGACAGAATAAGAGTTCAAATAGGTAAAGACGCTAATTCGGACTACAATATGTACGTCTGGGATAAAGCTGGCAATCTTATGTTTGATGCCTTAGGACTTACCGAAAAAGGCGTTACAAGAAAAGTTGTTCGTGATGATGTTGTTCAAGATGACGCTAATATTAATGCAAGTAAGCTGGATATCGAAACATTGTTTAATGTTATTAATAACGACAGCACACATACACTTAAGAGCAATAAAATTTATCTGGACAACGAGGGACAGACGCTTAATGTTATTATGCAGGCTATCAAGACTGGCGCTGACAAGGATTACACGCAATGGGGCGGTATGATGAAAGTTGCTAGTGATTTTATCACTAACAAGTTGTGGTGGACTGAAAATGTTGATAATGAAAGCATTAAGACTAAGTTTTCTACTGTTAATCAGAAGCTAGATAGTTACGAAATCACGTTATCTGACTTATATCAGCAAACGAATGATAATTTTATGGTGTATACAGTTACAGAAACGCCTAACAAAGATAATTACCCAGCTATTGATTGGTTCATACCTATTTATCCGTCAGACGATTTATTTCCAAGCGATAATCTTACTTGGACTTATAGCAATGATGAATACGCAAAATATCACGGGGCAATAGCATACAACGAAACAGCTCAAAAAACTTGGCGGTGGGTTAAAGATGATAAAGGCAATTGGAGTTGGAAAGAGGTATCTAACACGCAATTAGCTTATATGCTTAATCAGAACGCTAGCTTTAAAATGAACTTAGATAGTATATCTACATCATTGTTAAGTGTGCAGCAGAATTTAAAAGATAACTACAGTACAACCACAGTTATGAAGAATGCTATAACGCAGGCTGTAAAAGCAGAAAGCAATAGCATTAAACTTGAAGTGTCTAATGCTTATGCTACAAAGGATAGCTTAAGTAGCTACAGCACAACAACGCAGATGAATGCGGCTATAAGCACAGCAATAAGTAAAGAAAGTTCAGCGATTAAGTTAGAAGTAGCAGGAGCATATGCCACAAAAGATAGCCTTAAAAATTACGCTACAACAGCAAGTCTTAGTGCTTATATCAAGAAAGACCCAAAAAGTGGCGAACTTAAATCCGCAATTGAAGCAATTGCAGATGATATAACGCTTAAGGCTAAGGGGGCTATTAATATTAGCGGTAACAAGAGCGTTAACATTAGTGGTAACGCATTTACTTTAACATCAACTAATACAATTATAAGTGCAACGGGGACAATTACCTGTAGTGATATAATCGGGACCGGGGGTCGCATTGGCAATTGGGATATTACTGATGGAAGCTTAAAAAATGATTACTTAGCACCAGACGGATACTTAAGAAGAACTTACATTCAAAGTTCAAAAAATATTGGTGATTGGATTTTTTCTGTTCAGAAAGGAGCCGTACAAGGAACTTCGCCAAGCACACTAAACTCCCTGTGGCACGTTACTAACGATGGCGAAATGCAGTTCAATGTTGAGAGTGGCAAAGGTATTAAAATGTATGGTTCGGCAGGATTAGAGTTAGAAGTGTTAAGAGACCGCATCGAATTATATTACCAGCCTTACATCAATGGAGAACCGCAAGCTTGGACGAAAATTGAAAAAGGAAAAATTTCTATAGACTCAAAAGGTTGGAGTTCTTTTGGTGACTGTGCTCTATCTGTAGTTAACAGCTCAATAAAGACTACAGCATTGTATATAATGCATCAAACAGAAGATGGGTCATACTATCAAAGAGGATGTGTAATTAATAGAAATCCTTTTTCTGGTGATATTATGTTTGATTGGGATGGACGTTATCTTCGCGGATATATAGGGGATAATGTTGTTATCACTTGGGACAACGAAAATAAAAATTGGATATAAGATTAGGAGGTAAAACACAATGTTAGACATCAACTCATCAATTCAGAAGAACGGAACATTATCCGTTCAAAACTCAGACGGAACACTTAAACAGGTAGCTTATCTGTCAGCTACAATCAGCGAAAGCGGCACAGTCAGTATGTCAGCTAGTTTCAATGATTTTGCGGCATACTTGGCGAATGATATAGCACTAGACAGTGAGCTTAAGAGCTTCCTTGATGGTGTTAAAAACACTTACAAGGCAACATACAGCACAGAAGATAACACAATTAGTTCAGATGCAGTAGATATAACAGGAACAACAGAAAGTGAGGTATTTTAGTTATGATTAAATGTGGAGATTTTTCAGCGTGGAATGGTGCAGTTGACTGGAACAGAGTTAAGGCGGCAGGGCTTACTCACGCTATCCTTAAAGTTATCAGACGTGATTTTGACCCAGATAAGCAGTTTGAAAACAACTGGAAAGGCTGTCAGTTAGCAGGCGTGCATATCTGCGGTGTATACAATTATGTTTACACGCCAACAGTAGAAGAAGCTATCGCAGCGGCTAAAAGAGTATTAGAGGTACTTGACGGACGTAAGGTAACAGTTTGGATGGACGTTGAAGATACTTGTATGCGAAACTTAGGTTCAGAGCTTATTGATATTATCAAGGCTTACAAAGAGGTTATTGAGGGTGCAGGATATGACTTTGGCGTATATACTGGCTTATCATTCTATGGTAGTTACATCAAGCCCTATACAGACCCTAGCGACTTAGATTGTCCGTTCTGGATAGCACGTTACTACTTAGGCTATGATGAAATGCAGTTAAATGATGATGTTAACACAGACAAGACACCTAACATTGACCATTACCTTGCAGGTTGGCAGTACACATCAAGCGGCGTTGTTGACGGAGTAGACGGAGTTTGCGACTTATCAGAATTCTATGGCTTTCATAATGAAGAAGATAATACAGAAGATAACAGCGAAGAAGATAACACAGAGGATAGCACAGATGAACACGTATATGCTACATATGCCGCTTATACAGACCGTTGGTGGGGTGAAGTAGAGGACAGAGAAGATTGGGCTGGTGCAGGCGACAATAAAGCTATCACAGCACTTATTATCAAGGTTAGCAGAGGTTCAGTTAAGTACAGAGTTCACTTAAAGGGCGGAGATTGGCTTCCTTATGTTACTGGCTTTAATTATGACGATTACGATAATGGCTATGCAGGTGACAAGAAGCACGAGATTGACGCAATAGAAATCATTTACTGTACGCCAGAGGGTGAGCCTTGGAAGTATGCAAAGTATATGGTATCTGTATTTGACAACCGCAACTTCTATCCAGAGCAGATAGATGATGAAACATCTAACGGAATGGACGGATATGCAGGCGTTATGGGCAATGCAATCGACAAGTTCCAGTTAGTTGTCGAATAAAGTCGAAATAACACGACCGAAAGTATTTGAAATATACTAACGATAAATGTATAATAAACTTGTCTTTAAGAAAAGACCCTTAAACATTTTCAAGTTCTGGCAGGCGATATTGTTTGATTGGCGTTGGCAATATCGCCGCTACACTTGACACGATAGAACGTGTGTTCTATAATAATCGTATCGCTATCAAACGTGCAAGGGCAAGAGAGGGGAGTGCAGGTTTATGAGTAATGAGGAATACAGGCGAATAATAATAGAAACAGTCAATAGCTGTAATAATAAAAGATTTTTAAAGTTTTTATATGAATTAATTATATCATTCAAAAAGAAATGGGGCATTTAATGCCCCTCTTTCTCATACCAATAGGCTATATTGTCAAATATAGTTTGTTGATGTTCTTTATTAAGTTTCATTAACTTCTTAACACTATCCAACATTTTCTTATCTGACATTAAGTCGGGAATAATATCAGCATTATCAGTAGATAAATTATCTTCCCATCCCATTAAATACGATGGAGAAATATCAAGAATCTGTGCAGCAATCTGAATTTTATCACTTGGTATGTTTGTTACGGCATTGTTTTCATACTTATATAATGTCTGTTTAGAAACGCCCATCTTTTTAGCCAACTCTACTTGTGACATATTGTTAAGCTCTCTTTGTTCCTTAATCCTATCTCCAACAGTTTTAATCATTAGTGTTTCCTCCTTTCCTATCGGTAACTTGATTATAGCACAAAAAAGTTACAAGTCAAGAAAAAAATAACTTGACAAGTTACTTTTGCGGTGTATAATAAGAGTAACTTCAAAAGTTACGAAGTTGGAAAGGAGATGAGAAGATGGTTGATACAAATAAGCTTCGTGGGATTATTGCTGAAAACGGAAAAACGCAGACAGAAGTTGCACAAATGATAGGTGTAACACCCAAGACTTTCTATTTACGAATGCACAAGGGAGTTTTTGGCAGTAACGAAATTCAGATTATGATTGATAATTTGAATATTGAAAATCCTATGGAGATTTTTTTTGCAAAGAAAGTAACTTCATAAGTTACCACAAGACACATAAGAATTAGAATTTTTGATATTGATACAATAGAGAAGTGATGGTAGCGGTAAATAGTTACAAACTTTTATTCAAACATCATTAGTTCTTTTTGGCAGGGATAGCGCCCTGTTCGTATCAAGTGTGAATTACCTACCGATTGGCAGTTTTGTCTTTAGCATATTTATTTAATTCTATTGATATAGAAATAAGAGCGTACAGGGTGCAGAAGTCTACGTCACAGAAGTATGAGCCGACCACTGATACGCACAATGCTATGACAGTATCCATACAATCTCCTTTTTGGAAAATGTCTACCATCACTTCTCTATTGTATCAATAAACATAAAGTTCTACAAGCTACAACAGATAGAAATGAGCAAAATTGCTCAAATGTGCCTTAAAAGGAATATATCACACATTGTTAGAAAGGAATGTTTATGGAGTTACAGATTTTTAACAATTCAGAGTTTGGAGAAATCCGAACCATTACTAAAGATGATGAACCTATGTTTTGCTTAGCTGATGTATGCAAGGCATTAGAAATATCAAATGTAGGAAATGTTAAGCAGAGGTTATCTGAAAAGGGTATCCATACTGCGGATACCCTTACAAAGGGCGGAATGCAGAAGATGATATTTATTAGCGAGGCTAATCTTTACAAGGCAATCTTTCAGAGCCGCAAAGAAAGTGCAGAGAGATTTACAGATTGGGTTACAGGAGAGGTGCTTCCGTCTATCAGAAAAGCAGGCAGTTATGGTATGCCAAAGACAACAGGTGGTCAGATACAGCTTTTAGCACAGGGCTATACAGAACTTGAACAGGCTGTTAACTCTATCAAAGAAGATATGACAGAGCTTAAGGATAACACACCTCTTTACGGCTGTGAGATTGATGAGGTCAAACAGCACGTTAATAGAAAAGGCGTAATTGTACTTGGTGGCAAGGATAGCGAAGCTTATAAGAACGGCAGTATTCGCAGTTCGGTATATTCTGACATATATAAGCAATTAAAACGTGAGTTTGGTTGCGTAACAACATATAAGAGCATAAGAAGAAAGTACATTGATAATGTACACAAGTTTATAGATGATTATGCGTTGCCTATGGCACTTGCTGAACAGGTAAAAGAAGCTAATGCACAGATAAGTATGAGCTTTTAAGGAAAGGAGTAAGAGTTGGAAAGATTGATAAAAGAATTAATCGCAGTTGAGAAAAAGAGAAATTCCTTGCTTGCGGAACTGAATGAGAACTTAAAGAAACTGACAAGCAAGGAAGATAAAGAGTATCAGGGCGAAGTTGGCAAATCAGCTTTTAATCTTGATTGAGCCAGTTATGGTAATGTTCCAGCATTTCCATAACACCAATTTCAACCCACGCACGTCTAATGAATTCGTGCTTTTCACCCTTATCAGCAAAGTTATTGCTATTAGCGCTTTTCATAACTTTTTGATGAATAGAAGAGTGAATGTTAGCACCATTTTCATTGACGAACTTTTTAAAATCGTTGAAGTCTTTCAAGGTTTCACCTCTTTCCTATAAAAAGATAAGAGGATTATATCACAATTTTTAAAATAAGGAGAAGTTTATGGAAAAGGAAGTACAAGCAACACCACAATATAGCATATCAGTAGAGGGACTGATAGCAGAAAGAAACAAGTTAGAAGTCTCTATTGCAGCATACAAGAAAGCTAAGAGAGACAGCAAGATAGCTGAATATTTATGGATGTTATCAGCAATATTATTTATTGTGTCAATGATATTTCAGCTCATTAATTAGAAAGGAGTTTTAGCAGATTGATATTTATTATTTCTGAAAAAGGCGAAAGAGAGCAGATTAATGAGGTAGAAAAGCTTGAAATCCTGGCACATATTGGCAGAAGAACAAGTTACCTCTTAGGAAGAAATAAACATTGTGAGCCATTAAGAAGCATAGTTGTAAGAGACATTTTAGGGCAGTTAAAGCACGAATACGGGTGTGGTTTGAGTGGACTTAAAAAGAAGTACATAGCAGACACTCACGATTATATCGACTGCTACGAACTGCCTACAATAATGAAAGAGAGATATAAGCTATGATACAGGGGTTTATGTTGGGTGTTGTTGTCGGAATGATACTAGAAACTATATGTATTGTAGTTACAACATTAAAGATTAAAGCAGAAGAAAGGAAAGAACAATATGAAACAGGTAAACGAGAAAGTAATAACAGTACAGGATTGTATTGATATGTACGAGAAAAAGGATATGTATACAGTTATTGACGGCGGTAAAGTTGTTGGATTTGTAGAAAAAAGAGAGGAGAACTAAAGATGAAAGAGAGAGATAACAATATTACAGTTTTTGGGTTAGTTGCAGAAGAGCCAGCTTTTAATCACGAAGTTTTCGGAGAAAAATTCTTTAAGATGATGGTTTCGGTTAATAGAGTTAGTAGAACAGTAGATACACTTCCTGTTCTTATATCTGAAAGAATTGTAGATATGAAAGAATTAAAAACAGGTGCTTGCGTAATGATTACAGGAAGAATAAGAAGCTACAATGAGCATATAGGTGAAAAAAGCAAGCTGATATTAGCAATCTTTACCGAAGTTATAGAGATATATGAAAACGAGGCAGAACTACCTTTTAATAATGATGTAGTTCTTAGAGGCTTTATTTGCAAAGAACCTATATACAGGGTAACACCTCTTGGAAGAGAAATAACAGATGTTCTCATAGCCGTTAACAGAGCATATGGCAAGTCAGACTATATACCTTGCATAACTTGGGGCAGAACAGCTAAGTTCGTAGGTCACTTGCCAGTAGGAACACATATAGAAATGACAGGTAGGTTTCAGTCAAGACCTTATACAAAGAGGATAAGTGAAGATGAAATTGAAAACAGAGTAGCTTATGAAGTATCAGTAGGCAGGGTTGAGATTATAGAGGAAGAGGAGAATGCTGATGAATAGTGATATTACAGTTTCGGAATTAGCTAGTATGGCAGCAGACAATGAAAAGCATTGTCAAGTATGGCATCCAGTTCAAAGGTGTTATATTTGACGGCACATTTGATGAACTTGACAGACGGCATTATCTTGCGGATAAGACAGTTGATAACTTTTCAATAGAAGATGACGTATTCATTATGAATATATAAATAAGGAAAGGATATTGTTTATGAGAGCAACTTTAAAAAGGGTAGTACTTGAAAACTTTATGTGTTATGCGCACGCAGAATTCGATTTTTATGCCATTACAAAGATTGTGGCTAAGAATGGCAAGGGCAAGTCAACTATTGCAGCGGCTTATCTGTGGTGCTTGTTTAACTGCGATTATGAGTTAAAGGATAATCCGGTTGTAAGAAGAGAGATTGACGGAGCATCAGTTGATGATATGGACACAAGTGTTGAACTTACACTTGATGTTGACGGAAAAGAAATAACTATGAAGAAAGTACAGAAGCGTACTTATAGCAAAGATGGCAGCAGTTATAAGGACGATAACAAGTATTTCATCAACGATGTGCCTAAGACATTAAAGGATTTCAATGCATACCTTGATGTTGATATGAATGTATTCAAGATGTGCAGTAATGTAAATGCATTTCTTAATCAGAAACCGGCAGAAATGAGAGAATACTTATTCGGTCTTGTAGGAGATGTTACAGACCTTGATATAGCTTCACAGAAAGCTGAATTAGCCGAATTAGTTCCTTTACTTAATAAGTATACAGTTGAAGAATTGTCCGCTATGAATAAGGCTACCAAGACCAAAATTACAAAGGATTTGCCTATTCTTGACGGACAGATTAAGGAAAAAGAAAGAGATATTCAGCTTAAACAGGCTATTGAAGTATCTGACCTTGAATTGCAGAAAAACAGCCTTAAAGTACAGATTGCTGATTGTGTGGCAAAACAGACCGACAATGACAAGCTGATGGCTGAATATGACAAGGCTAGTTCGGATATTCTTAACTTGAAGTTTGAACTTAACGATATGGCTCGCAAGGCTAATGAGGATAATGTTAAGGCTAGAAGAAATATTGAGAGTAAGATTTCTGATAAGCAGTTTCTTGTTAGGCAGACAGAAAAGACCATTACTGATACAGAAAAGAACATTGAGTATCAGCAGAATACCATTGATAGCATAAATAAGAATTTACAGGATATAAGGGATAAATGGAAAACAGAGAATGAATGCAAATTTGACGAAAACAGCCTTATTTGCAGTTACTGCGGACAGGAATATCCAGAAGATAAAAAAGAACAGATTAAGGCAGATTTTGAAAGCCACAAGGCAGAAGAATTAAAGTTTATCACAAGCATTGGCAACCTTTTTAAAGGCAAACTTGATAAGAATAAGAAGATTCTTAAAGATTTACAGAAAGAGTTACCACAGCATAAAGAAAGCCTTGAAATGCTGAATACAGCTATTGCAGACCTTAAAAAGCGGTTATCAGAACTTCCGCAGGAAATTGATGTATCAGCTACCGAAGAATATAAGGCACTTGAACAGAAGATAGCAGAAAAAGAACAGGCTATGCACAAGGCTAACGATATTTCAGCAGTTAAGGCAGAATTAAAGGCACAGGAAACAGCTTTAAGGCAGCAGTTAGCAGAATGTGAAAGCCGGATTGCAAAGTCTGATACGGTAGCAGACGAACAGCGACTTGAAGAATTAAGGCAGACAAGGATTGATTCTGAACAGAACAAGGCTAATGCCGAGAAAATCCTTGATTTACTTGATGAATTAGACAAAGCAAAGAATGAAGCCTTAACAGAAGCAGTAAACAGCCATTTTGGGTTAGTTAAGTGGCAGTTGTTCACTTATGCAAAGTCTGGTGGTTACAAGAGCTGTTGCATACCTACTGTTGACGGAAAGAGCATTTTAACAACTATGTCTAACAAGGGTAACAGGATTTTAGGCAGAGTTGATATTTGCAACTCTATTCAGAAGATTAGCGGTATATCAGTACCTATTATTCTTGATGATTCTGAAAGCCTTAGTACGGACAATCAGAAGAAAGTTGCTGAAATGGTGGATAGCCAGTTGATTATGCTAATTGTTAATGATAGCGAGAAATTAGAGATTGTGGAGGGATAATATGCAAGGCGAAGATACTTATGTACTTACAGTAAGCAATAAAGAAGCAGAAGTTATCAAGCAGTTTGTATCAACAATGGAGAGAGCTACTGTTACGATAGATAATGATGATGTATGGAAAATTATGGAAGCTATTGCATATAAAAGTACTTCCGCAAATGTAATAGGCATAAAAATTATATATGAAGAAAGTGAGGAATAATTATGGCAGAGAATACAGCAGTTGCAGAAAAGAAAACATTCAGTTTAGTACTTACTGAAAAGCTGGATAGCGTATCAGAAGCACTTCCAAAGGATTTTAACAAAGCAAGATTTGTGCAGAACGCATTAGCACTCATCAACGATAATCCGTCTTTACAGAAATATAATCAGTCACAGCTCACAGCCGGACTTTTAAAAGGTGCTTATCTTGGCTTGGATTTTTACTCAAAGGAGTGTTACTTGGTGCCTTATGGAAATCAGCTTAACTATCAGACGGATTACAGAGGCGCTAAGAAATTGGCAAAGAAGTATTCTATCAGACCGATTAAGGACATTTACGCAAAGTTGGTTCGTGAGGGAGACAGCTTTGAGGAAAAGATTGTAAGCGGAGAACAGACTTTTGATTTTAAGCCACTACCATTTAATGACGGAAAAATAATCGGTGCGTTTGCTGTTTGCTTATATGCTGATGGTGGTATGCAGTATGACACAATGAGCCTTGCAGACCTTGAAAACACAAGAAAGTCAAGTAAGGCAAGCAATAGCCCAGCTTGGAAGAATTTCACAGGTGAAATGTATAAGAAAACTGTACTTCACAGGCTTTGCAAGCATATTGAGTTAGATTTTGAGAATCCGACACAGCAGAATACATTCTTAAGCGGAATGGAGATTGAAACCGACCCACAGAGGTTAGCAGAAAATGATATTGAGCAGAACGCAAACAGCGTTGATTTTGAAGAAAGCAACATTATTGAGGGTACAGCTACGGAAGTAACCGAAGAACAGACAGAAGATAGCACATTACCGCCATTTATGCAGGCAGAATAGGAGTTTGAGTATGAGAGTAATTTCACAGGACGGAAGAATTGATATTCCGTATGATTATTTTACATTAGCTACGGCTGATGAGAAACATGGAACTTTAGAAGTAGCGAGTATCTATTGTCGAAATTTTTCGTCAGATAGTGGTGCAAAGTTAGCTGAATATTTAAGTGTGGAAAAAGCAATTAAAGCTATAAAAATGTTGACAGAAGCACAGAAAATGGAGTCAGTAGAATTTGAAGATAGAATTTATCATAGAAATATGGTTTTTCAGTTCCCACAGGATGATGAAATCGAGGTGTGAGTATGTATAAAAATATGCCATCAATACTGAAAGACGGAAGAGTTGGAGATTTTGAACTACAACATTACGAAATTTCAGACAATAACTTTTACGCAATCGTCCGTTGTGGAATACCACCGGGAAGATATGTAAGGCTTATCAATAGATGTGAGTGTGTAATGTCTGACACACCTATGGAAAAGGAAACAAATAGAGATTTTATCCGTAATGCACACGGAAATGTTCTTATTGGCGGACTTGGAATAGGTCTTATTATTCTTGCAATACAGGACAAAGAGGATGTTAAGCAGATAACAGTTGTTGAGAAAAATCGTGAAGTCATTGAACTTGTTGGAAAGCAGTTACCACTTAATTCCAAAGTAAACATTGTGAATGATGATGTTTTTGAATATAAGCCACTGCTTAAGTACAACACGATTTATATGGATATATGGAACTATATTAATGAAGATGTTTACAACGAACAGATGAAGCCTTTAATTAATCGCTACAGGAGATATTTAGTTCCTAAAGTCGAAGATGAAAACAGATATATTGATTGCTGGTGCAAAAGACAGGCAAAGAATGGAGAGCGGATATGAAACTTAAATGTATCGCAACAGGAAGTACAGGAAATTGCTACACCTTAACTTCCGACAGTGGAGAAACACTTATCCTTGATTGCGGAATACCGATTAAGGAGATTAAAAAAGGCTTAGATTGGAATATTAAAGATGTTGTGGGTGTGTTATGCACCCATAAGCACCTTGACCACAGCAAGTCGGTAGATGATTTTAAGGCTATGGGTATTCCTGTATGTAAGCCATACGAAGCCTTGCTTATGAACCAGTTTCTAGCAAATTCTTATTTTACTGTAAGAACATTTGACCTAACAACAATAGACGGAAGCTGGACACATACAAATGCAGACGGAACACCTTGTCCGATATACGGCTTTCTGATTACTCATAAGGAAATGGGGAGAATGCTTTACATAACAGATTGTGAATTAATCAAGTGGAGATTTAAAGGCATAAACCATATCCTCTTAGGCGTGAATTATGACAAGGATTTAATCGACAGGGATAACACAGGCAAAGCTAATCACGTTTTTAGAGGTCATTTATCCATTGACACGGCTTGCGATTTTGTTAAAGCAAATTATTCAGATAGCTTGCAGAACGTCATAATGTGCCATCTATCAGCAGAAAACGCTGATAGAGATAGTTTCATCGAGAAGATGAAAAAAGTCGCTTATGGGGCGAATGTGGATGTTGCGGAGCGTAACAGGGAATGGGTTTTAAGGAAAGGAGATGAATGTCCGTTTTGATTAGAGAAAACAGAGATAACTACTGGATGTTAAATTGGCTCGATAAATTTATGGAAGGGCATAAAGGATTTATATGTGGCGGTTGCTTCAAGAATATTTTTAATCAAGAGAAAGTGAAAGACCTTGATATATTCTTTCAAAATGAGGGCGATAGAGAGGAAGCAGTTGATTACTTTGATAGTATGACAGCCGGATATACTGATGGAACAATGGAAGATGCTGTTTCGGAAGATGAAGCTAAATACAAGTTCTTGTATGAAAATGA